CAATAAATATTAAGAATGTGGTCGAGGGATTAAAACAAATGTTCCAACAAGGACAACCACAAGAATCAAAAAAAATTTCATTAGACTTTAGTAATTTAACCTCAAAACAACTAGCAGAAAGGCTTGATACTATATTTAACCCCCAATAACAACTAATTAATTTTTTGAATAAATCCGTCGACTTGTTTCATCCATGAAATCATTGTATCATTTTGGTTTTTTTCATCAAAATGAATATCTTCGTTTACATCCAAAACTAAAATCTGCAACGCATTCTTTTGCATCAACCAATTTTCATGATAATTATGACATTTTTTCAAGTAATCCTCTTCTATTGTATTTTCCCCATTGCGATTTCGTTTGCATACACGTTGATAACAAGTGGTTGGATCTGCTCGTACATAAATAAGTCCATTCAATTGAAACAAATCCTCATATTCAGAAAAGTATGCCTGATAAATTTGATAATTCACATCTTCCATTATTCCATCATCATGCAACATATTTGCGAAAATATGCTTATCAGCTTCCAATGAACGTTCACAAATCAAAATTTTACAAGAAGGGTGATCACGCAACGTTTTTTTTAACATATGAAGACGTGTAATATAAGCCATAATTTGAAATGAAAAGGAATATTTCTCTGGATTGCTATAAAACTTTGTTAACATATTGTTTCCTTCTTTGTCTTTGATTTTTTCCCACAAATGAACCGGTTCACACATAAATATTACATCTTTATTATGTTCATACTGTTTTTGCAAATGTGACAGCAATGTGCTCTTACCAGCACCAATGTTTCCTTCTAGAGATAGTATAATAGGTTTATTCATATGTAAAATACACATTGATTTTTCCCTGAACAGAAAAATCAATTTTTTAATTATTTCTTTGTAAAGTAATATTCAAGAAAAGGTTTACTATTGTAAGCACGTAGCAAACCCAGTCCAAGTCCAATGAAAAATCCTTTATTAAATATTACGTAAGAATCTTCAAACTGAACCTTTTTACGAAACATTCTCACTGATTCATCAAGAACATGGAACACAATTGAACCACTGAAAGCACCGATCGTACCATAATATAGATAAGACATGTGAATAATTAATATACTAAACGTTTATATCATTTAGTATATAGTTTTTTATAATACTAGTGTATAATGAAAAAAGCTTATACTTTGTTGTTATTTGCTTTTTTATTAGTCTTTCTTATTATTGTCTATGGACAATTTCGCTGTTATTTCCCTAAATTTAACGACCCGTTGTCGCTACACACTAATGTATATGTGGATGGTTGGCTCTTATCTCATTTTATTGCGTTTGCTTTAGCAGGTTATTTCTTCCCTAAATATTTTTATTTAGCAATTTGCTTAGGAATTCTTTGGGAGGTTGTTGAATTTTCTCTTGGACGTCATACCCCGACTTTCTTAAAATGCAACGTGCAAAACAAGACAAAACCAAAATTCAATGCGCTATTTAAGAACGCCGATCAAACACTTGCAGAACAAAACGATGCATGGTGGTACGGACGTTATGAAGACATTGTTGTCGATTTTTTTGGATTTGTAACGGGTTACTTTGTAAGATATTATTCATTTTAACGTTTTTTTTCACCTCTTTTCTTTTGAGACTTTGTTTTCTTCTTTTGTGACTTTGTTTTCTTCTTTAGATTAGTAACCTTCTTGGATACTGAACGATAAATCACCTTGGCCTCAGCCATCGCATCGGCTAACATATACTTTGGTTTGTGTTTGTTTTCATTCCAAATCTTATTGACTAGTTTAGTCCACTCGTTCATATTATATACAAACGTAAGAAAATATTTACTAAATATATAATGGTATTATTTAACGAGTTACAAGATATTGAATTACAAAACATAACAAATTATCATAAAACAATTAGCATGAACAACGATTATTTTTTACATCGTTTAGCAAGTATTTTATGTTGCATTGGATATTTTGTTTTTGGAGCGATTGCATTGGTCTCCTTAAAAGATACTTATCATGAACCAATGAACTTGGTTAAAAATCTCTTATTTTGTCTAGCGTTTTTTGGAATTGGTCATATTTATTTGGAAGACTTTATAACAAGGAATACAAATGAGTTTTTCAATAAATTATCCACGACAAAAAAATTTGAAATATTTAATATTTTTCTAATTATTTACGGTATTCTTTGTTTTACTGTTCCCGAAAGAAGATATCACATGTTTACGTTTTATCGCGCAGCAGTAGAAAGACCGCATATTAATGAAATTGAGATAGACGGTTTTCTTATTATTCTGAGTCACTTACTTTTGGGATTATCTTTATTTGCACAACAATATAGTGAAATCATTCTTATTATTTGCTTTTCACTTTACATTTTCAGTTACGGAATGTCATTCATTTTAAATATGACCACAGATTCTCGATCGAAATACGGAATGATGTTTTATGCCATATTATTTGGATCGGTGTTTTTGACCATTGCTTATTCACTTGAGTTGTTTTTATTGGTTGCGCAAGGTTAATTTGTTGCCTAAGTAAAGAACGTCGTAATAGATTGTAATCCATTACGTTGATGATTGATTTTTGTCAAATATTTTTCAAACAATAGGGTTTTGATTTTCGCCGAACTATATTTTTCACGTTTTTTCATGAGCAACTCTAAATTCGGTTCTTCTTTTTCATATTTGATGTATTCCTTACGGACATTTTTCAATGCACCCGTTTTTCGCTGCAATTCATAGATTTGTTCCAATGCCAGTCCAAATAACTGTTGCAATGGTTTCATCAACTGGTTGGTAATATAATGCGCATAATCGATTTTCAATCCGTTACTAAGAATATAATCAGGTGTCTCTATTTTGTCGCCCATGAGCGCCTTCTTCTCATTGTTTTCTACAAACACGAATTTCATGCGATCACCCGGTTTCGGTTTGTTTCCCGGGTCGCGTTTTCCAATACGTTCCGCCAATACCCAATGACCGATTTGCATGGGGTTTTTGTAATCACTGCGGAGGGCTTTTGTAATGGCCAGTTTTTCCATGGATACACTTCCATCAATGAGTTGTTGCAAACTGTTTCCTAAAAACTCCGTGGCTTTCAATATATTGTTTTCTTTCATCAATATGTTCAATATACCTCCATAGGTATCTTTTAAGTAGTCGCACGAATCACGGCGTTTTAGAGAAAGTCCCATGAATTTCATGTGACCCACATTCGGATCTTCTTCATAAAGCATACCCACGTACCGCTTTTTCGACAAGAGAATAAACGGCATCAGTGTCTTTTCATATTCTAAAAACTGCGGGGCTTTTAAGAAGCTGGAACAAAAGTTACCGATTTCTTGACCCAATTCAATGGTCATTTCGAGCGCACGCTGACCGCGGATTTTTTCCCCACTGTCCGCGTCTTCCAAATTCAATGTAAAGAACACCGAATCCGTATCTCCGTAAATATATTCTGCACGTGTTCGTGCTTTTCCGTATTTGGTTTCACATATGCGATCTCCATATACCTCTTCGATCATACGTTTTGCATAAATAATCATCATACGTCCGGTAGCTGTGGTGGAGGCTGCTACATCTTTTTCATAAAACGTCGATGTTTTAGCACCACATTGACCATATAAAGAATTCGCCGTTACCTTATAACCGAGTTGGCGTTTATCCAAAATATTTTGCATAAACGGATCGGGTTCGCTTTTAATCAATTTACGCGTGTCTTTTCGCGCTTTTAATAGCTCTTCCAAAATGGATGGCATAATCGATTTTTGATCGTCGGGCAATTGCGCCCAACGACAAATCTTCTTTCCGGAAATCACCTTTTCTGCACGTGAAGTAGGTGTTTTACGCGTATATTTATACGTATCGAATTCAATGTCAATGTAACCATAGTCAGGTAAATTGTCGTATATGAATTCTCCTTTGATGTTCCTTTCGCCTGTTTCTTCGATCAAGTTCCCCTCCAAATCGTATTCTTTGGTCCATACTTTCGAATCATGGCTATAGTTTTGACTGATCATCGACGACGGATATAGCGAGGCATAATCCACACACGCCACCGGATTGTCCATATACATATTACACTTTGGAGGAAGAACAATAGCTCCTTCATAACCGTCATTTGCACCGGATTTTTCCAAATCGGGCATGAGTGTGTTTTTCTCTCGGCATTTTTTCGCCACATAACTCGTCAATTTAATCCCTTGGCCGCGAAAGACTAAGAAGGAAATGGGGACACTGCAAATACGCGACATTTCCACATAACCTGTTAATACGTCGATTTTGGTCATTAAATGATGAACGAGGTTACAATCTTGAATACAATATTTCGCCACTACTGCACGATCACTGTCCGTTCCTTTGGTGAGACGGAAAATGTCTTGTGGAGTAACGTCGTCTTTTGCCATGCCCCATTTGAGACTTTTTCCTGTGCTTTCGATTTCAGCAATTTGGTCAATATAAATCACACTATATACACCGGAATTGGCGATTTCCTTGTTTTTCTCAATGTCCAACACTTTGAATTTCTTACCGTCTTGATAATAATCGGATGTAAAACCACTGAGCTCAATGTGAATGAAATCGCCCTTATGTAATCCAACCAGGTTTTTACTACAAAGCATTGTCACGGGTCCTAATGTTTCATGATCTATATTCATGACCTTTTTAATGGAATCACTAATGTATTGACTCGCCACATCGTCCAGTTTATAGGAAGCCAAATTGAAATCACGACGGAAATAGGTATACATATCAATTTGCAAACGACCGATCAATCCGTAATATTTCAGATCATATTCGCCAGTTGCCAATACAATTTTCGTATTTTCGATATTATATGTACCCGTATCGTTATTTACTTTGGCACACGTTTGTTCGGACATTCGTGAGAGTTTCAAAAACTCGGATTCGCAATGAAGTTCTTGTGATCTGCGAAACATAAACTCATAATCAAAACCAAATATATTGTATCCGATAATGACGTCGGGGTCTTCGCGTTGTATCAAATCCCGCCACTTCAACAACAACTCTTCTTCAGTAGTGGTCGTTTCGATTTCCGCGTTTTCGATCTCATCACAACCATTCAATACAACGCAATGATTCAAATAGGGTTCTTTTTCGCCGTATTTCATGAAAGTCGACCCTATAAATGTCACTTTGTCACCTTCTACTAGTGGAAACAACTTGCATAACAAAGTGTTGATTTCGTTGATTTTCACTTCACGACTTTGTTGATCATTTAGCAATAACGATACAATCGTCTCCCCTTCACCATGATCTTCTCTTTTCCTTTTTTTCAAAAGGTCATAATTATTGGATTGCACTTCTTCGACAAAACCGAAACGACTTTCGTCGATTT